ATGCCGCCGTTGAGCTGGCGCCCAGCCGCAAACTGCACGGTGATGAGCTTACCGGCGACCGAGGCGGTCTTTGCAGCCGGTGGGGTTGTATCATCGTTTGATACACCGGGCTTGACGATCGGCGCGCTGAGCGGATTCGGCACGCCCAGATAGAGAGGCGCATAGCCTGCGCGGGCGCGATCAAGCGTCGTATAGGACGGAACGCCTGTCTGGCTCGCCCAATAGACGCGGTTATATTTGTCCTGCAACATCGGCGCGCGAACGACGTCCGTGTTGGGATCGGAAAACTCCAGCCACACCTGGTTCGCTGAAGTGAGCGCGTCGCCATCGAGCTGCGGCACGCGGTAGACCTTGGCGGTCGTGGACTGCAGGGTCTTGATCAGCTTGGGTGTTGGAAGACCGTTGATCGTTCCCGCATACAACCATGTGTTCTTCGAGAGCGAAGCAGAGGTGTCCGGCAGCAGACGAGGATCGACTGCCGGGAGTTCACCCCCGAATGATTGCATGCGGTACGCGACCATGGATTATTCTCCAGAGAAGAACTTCTGAAGGTGAGCGACACCAGCGGCCATCTCGGCCTTGGTGCTCTCGGACAGCTCTGCCACTTCCTCGACGACGTCCTCAACGACCACGTTGAAAACATTGCCGACAGCTTCTGCGGCTGCGTCCACAGCTTCGCTGATGCTGATCTTGTCTTCAGTATCTTCCATGATGATCTTCCTTGCTTTAGCCATGACGCAACTCACTTCTTGTTATTCAGCCTAGAGCTCATCGCCTTAGCTTTTGCTTTGGCGTCAGCCTTGGATGAAGCTCCCCAGACCTGAAGCGATTTGAGCAGGCGCGTTGGACGCCCCTTCTCGTCATGCTCTGGACCTGGCATGTTTCCCATGCGGGCCAGGAAGCTCGCACGGCGCGGATTGTCCCCGGACTTGACGGGGGGTTTCAGATTGTGGCCTTCCGCCTTGGCGGATGCGCGCCCCTTGGCGTTCAAGCCGCCGCTAGGGTTCTTGCCCTCTGCGCGTTGCCATGCAGGGGACTTAGCCATTACTTCTTGCCCTTGTTCATCTTGGCGATGGCCTTCTTGTCGGCCTTGTCGTCAGCCTTCGAGCCTTCCCATTTCTACATGGACATGCCAGCCTTCTTGGCACCGGTCTTATCCATCTTCTTGTCCATGGAGGTCTTTTCGAAAGCCTTCATTGTCATCTTAGCCATAATAGTTCTCCTGTTTACGCAGCCTTCGCGAAGGCTTGCTCAAGTTTTACATAATATTGATTCTTTTGGTAAGCCGGTCCGTTGTAATGTTTTGCGAACCCAGCCCAGTCATGGCGCTGTAATTCATCAACGAGACCTGTGAGATGGATGTAATTTGCCATCTGCTCGAGCTGTTTGCGCTCCGACTCGACCGCCAACGTCACCATTTCGTGGACCGTCGAGCAGCCCGCCAGGCGGTAATTCTCACCCATGATCTGCCCAAGCCCCCAGGACGTGGACATGAGCGCTGCCTCTTCGTCGATCTCGCAGGCGTTGACGATCTCCTGGTAGACCGCGTCTGACCCCTTGGGGTAAGGCCGTGTGCCCCATTTGGGATATGCCAGCCCAAGGCTGACGGCCTGCTCCAGCTTGTCAGGCTGCTCCAGCAAGTGACGGTAGAAAAAGTGACGCTCGAACAATGCTTTAGGACGAGCGCGGCCATCAAATCCCGAGCCGCTCGTTTCAACGGAGATGACGGCTTTCAGCGCCGCCACCTCGATGCCCAGAGCGTTGGCCGTTTCTTCGATGTCGTTAGGTGTCAAGCGAATAGCAGAACCGATGAAGTTCATGATTACCCCGTAGGTGTGGAGCGATAAAGCATCTCGCTTTTCTTCTCGCTGTCGGCGGAAGAGCCAAAATAGAACGACAGAATCAGCTCGGCCTTCGCCGACAAATACCCAATCAGCGTGCCCGCAAGCGCAGACTCGACCTTGGCGTAACCCATGAGCGTCCCGATCGTCACGCCCACAAAGGACGTGATGATGATCACAGCAAGCGTCGGAACAAGCTGCGAGCGCACGGCCATCTGCATCTGGCGAGCCGATGCACGATCGTCGGCGGCGATCTTCACCAGGTCGATCTTCAGTTGCTCCATCTGGATCTTGAAATCATTGTCGGCACGCTTGATGGCCGCGATCTGATCCGGGGTGGCATTTGATAAGGCAGAGGTAATATCATCCTGAGACCCGTCTCCGTGTCCCAGAAGTGCGGAAGAGAGGGCTTTGACGGCCATACCAGCAACAGGCCCACCAAGTGCGGTAGCAATCGTCGGCGCCACATTTTCAATCAGTTTTCCAAAGATCCCGAGGTCCATCACTTCGCCCCTAAAAGCAGCAAGCCGCCGCCAAGCATCACGGCCAGCAAAAACAAAACGATCGCCGATACGACACCGGCTTCCTTAATCTCTTCGAGCCTTTCGGCACGTTGGCGTTCATCCTCCCAACGCTGCCGCTCGATCTCCTTGCGGATGTTGATCACCTCGCGCTGGACCTGATCCCAGGCCGCCAGTCCGAACTGACCGACAAACATATTCTTGGCCTTCAGCGCCAGATCCTGTGCTTCGGCTTTGGCGGTGTACCGCTCGATCGCAATCTGCTCAGCGGTCTTGCGGCTGAAGACGTTGGTGCGAGGAGGCTCTGCCGCGATCTGCGTGAGCTTGGCCAGGTTGCCCCAGAGCTCCGAGAGATCCGCGGCCATACCCTGAATCTCTTTGCCCGCGGCGATGCCTGCCTGGATCGCGGCGTAAGCAGCCTGAGCTCCAGCGAGGATCGTCAACGGGTCCATTATCTCATTCCGATCTTGAAGTACGCGATGCCGGTCATGAGGCCCAGGATCGCCACCGTGAGCCATTGGAGGAAGGCTGTGCTGACGGCCTTCTTGGCGCCGCGCCATCCATCGATGAGATTCCGAAGGTCATAAATGTCTTTGCCTGCGTCTTCGTCGTGCAGGCCGATCCGCTCAAGGGCGCGCTTGGCACCTTTTTCTGCGGCAGCTTCGAGGAGCTTGTTGAGTTCCGCTTGATCCATCACGATGCACTCCTCAATGTAAAGATGACGGTGTCTTCTTTGATCTGCCCTCCCGATGTCGTCGCACGAACATCGATGGTGTAAATTGTTCCGGCTGTGCCGCCGTTCACGAAAAAGACTGCGACGAGTCCAGATGAGGAGATGCTGGAGGCGTCAACGACCAGGTCAGTTCCTGGGCTTACCGTGTAGGTAACGGAGGTAAGCGTCTCGCCGGTGTCCAGCCAATCGGTGTAATCAATGGCGTAGCGCTTACGCTCAGCCGGGAACTTAATGTAATTACCTAACTTCATGTCCCAGCCCTTCTCCGGTTCTCGAGCTCAGACAACCGGTCTTCGGCGTCTAAATAGATTTGCTGCAATGATTCCGGATACATTATACGTTCTTCCGGGTCAATTTGGAAGAGGTGTTGCTCCGGGTAAACATAAATGATTTCTTGATCTAGGTAGAAGAATGATGACTCGTAGATTCGAGCTGCGTATGTACTAAGTAAAAACCGGGCCGATACAGGGCGAAGCGGCTTATAGTTTTGCTGGATGTATCCAGGGTTCTGGTGGGCGTCATAGAGCCCGGTGACCGGGTAAAGCCGCGCCAAGCGCACCAGACCAGTGTTGAAGCCCTGCTGGATGATCGCCCCTTGTGCCGCCAGAATCTTGCGGTCGGCACGAAGCGCTGCGCCGTAACCCGTCTCCGTGAAGACGCCGTTGGTGACGTTGATGCGCGAGCCCTTCGCCACCCCAGCGGGACGGCCAGTGAGGGCGTAGGTGCGCGTGATGGTGGGGAGCTGGCGCGTTGCTTTGAAGGCGGCGTTCCTGCCCGTCTGTGTGATGACACCTGGGATCGCAAAGACGTAGTACTGACGGGCGAGGTAGGCGATGTACCCCACATAGGAGTACTGCCCGTAGACGGCACCGGTGGTCGCCAGGATCTTGCGGGCAGCTCGAAGCGCTGCGGCAAAGCCAGACTGGGAGTAACTCCCCTGCCCCACCTTGATGACGTGCCCAACGGCCAGCGTCGCCTGGTTGCCGGTCTGGGCGTAGTTACCTGCTGAGGTAAGGAGCTTGAACGACCCAACGAGTCGTGCCTGGTTCCCGGTTTGGGAATAGACGCCAGCGGCGTTGGTGAGGTAGCGCGTTGCGACAAGACCGGTCGAGAACCCTGTTTGGGTATAGGCGCCGGTGCTGATCGTCATAGTACGACCGCGCGTAAACGAATTGGCATTTCCAGTCAGGGCGTAGGAGCCCTGACTGATTGAGAACACATAATTGCCCCCTGCCTTGGGAGCTACCGCAGTCGTCCAAAACCCAGACGCGTCAAAGGCGCCAACATTGAAGCCGTAGCTTCCGATGTTGAACCCTTTAGCTTGAAAGCCTCCAGTCTTGAACGCTTGCGCCATACTTCATCACGCGTGTTCTGGTTCGGTTGCTGCGGGAGCGGGAGTGGGTTCCTGATGCGCCTTGATCTCGGCTTCAGCCTGGCCGCGGATCTTCATGATCAGATCCACGACTTCAGTGAACGGGCGCATGCCCAGGGACTGAAGGACGTAGTTGGCTTCATTGACAGTCAAAGTAATTGAAATAGTTTCCACGATTAACTCCATGGTGGGGTGAGGTTTACCGAGGTCGGTGCTACCAGCTCGGCTATCTGTGCGTCAA